TTGAGCGGAAGTCGTCCGCAATCAACATGATCAATGTTAAGCTCCCAGACGGCGAAGTCTACGCGTTCTTTCATCTTCCCATGACGGTTGGGACGTCCGAGAACTTCGTATCACAAATGACAGAGAAAAACCGTATCCTTGCCGTGCGGCAGGTGATCTGCGATCTCTTGGTTAACGAGGACGGAAGTCCGTTCTTTGATGACGTCGATCAAGTCAACCCGATCTCATGGAATATCATCAACGCCATCTTCGACGCTATCAATCAGTCGGATCGTGAGGAGCCGGGGGAAGCCTAAAGCGGAGTCCGCTACTCCGCCAAGTGTATCGACTAGCGGCCCATTTTCGCGAATGGAACGTCGAGGGTCCTGGAGGGTTTCTATCTCGTTTGACAATGCGTCAACTGTGGACGTGGTTGGAATTCGATCGCATGTACCCGTTTATGGAAGAAAGGAGAGATCAGCAAGCCGGGAACATTGCCGCCGCGATATACAACGTCAACACTCTCGATAAGGACAAGTGGTTAACGAGTTCCGATTTCGCCTATCCAACAATGGAAGAGTATCTTCGCCGTCAAGAGGAGATGGAACAGTTACAAGAGAATGAGGACGGCATCGAAACTAACGACGCTGTCGAGGCCTGGAATCAGCGAGTAGCTAGGTTGACCGCGGGACGTAAACCAACGCAAACGACGTTCAACGGCTGACTGCGGAAAGGACTATGGGCTAACACACCATGCCAGCGACTGTCAACATCGGCACACTAGAAGGTCTAATCCGTTGGAAAGCGGACAGTGCCGAAGTTGATAAGTCTCTTGCTGAGATGGCGAAAAAAGCCGACGTCTCAAAAACTACTCTCAACCAATACAACAAAGAACTCGCGGGCGCTGATGCTGCCTACAAAAAAGTAGTAGCCTCGATTGATCCAGCCGCGGCTGCAACACAGAAGTTTGAAAAAGCGCAATCCGCTCTCTCGAAAGCCCTGCACCTTGGCTTAATCGATCACGAAAAGCATAACGAACTTCTAGAAAAAGCGAAGGAGCATTACTCCTCTTCCCATGCTCCTCTCGAATCCCTCGTAGGTAAAATACTGCAACTGACTGGCGCACTAGGGCCTGCTGGCGCCGCCGGTCATGAAGTAGCCGAAGGTCTCGAATCAATCATATCGAAGGGTTCGGGCTTAGGTGAGGTCGTTGCTTCTCTTGGTCCTTTGCTCCCTGTGATTGCAGGACTAGCAGCTGCTTTGATCGGAGTCGGTCTCGGATTTGAGGCTATAAAACTTGCAGGTGAATTCATCGGTGAAGCTGTAAGTGAGGGTCTAAAATTACAGCAGGTCATCGAAAAACTCAACAACAGCTTACGGAACACCGGTTCATATTCCGGCCTTACATCTCATGAAATCGTAGAACTTGCCGACAGCTACGAAATGCTGACAGGTAGGACCAAGGAAGAGATCCTACAATCGGCAATTATTCTAACTAGGTTCCAACATCTGACCGAAGATTCCTATCCCAAAGCTTTGAACGCTACGCTTGCCTATGCGAAGGCGATGGGGTATACGGCCGATGAAGCAGCGAGAAAACTAGGCCCCGCATTAGATGGCAATAGCAAATCCGTTGCAGGTCTCAAAGATGCCGGTATCGTTCTAACAAAGGGACAAAAAGAGACACTCAATCAACTCGTAGAGACCGGACAGATTGTCAAGTATCAGGCGTATTTATTCGATATTCTAAAGGAGAAAGTAGGTGAAGTCTCTGACAAGTTCGATCTAAACCTGATTAAGCAGGCCAAACGCGCTCACAACGTGTTAGATGAGTTCAAAGAGGGGATTGCGTCGGAGATCATCCCTGCTCTTGAAGATTTGGTTGGCGAGGTCGTAGACAGCCTAGGCGGATGGAAGGCGTTACAATTAGGTGTTACAGAGATAGGTCACGATATCGGTGATGCAATCCGCAAGATGATCTATGGTGCGATGGATTTGTACCTGCAATGGGACGAAGCAACACATAAGATAAGTGCAACGCTAAAATCGGTTTTCGCAGAAATTATTGAGGGTGCGAGTAAAGTAACCAAAGCAATAGGAATCATTACAGCCGATCCAGTAAAAGTCGCCGCGAGCAAAGAACTGTTGTCGTTGGCAGATGATCTTCGCGAATCTGCCGTCGATGATGCTATGGCTGTCGCTGCTGACATTATCCAGCGTGACAAACTCAACCGCAAACTGTTGGAGCATCGTCAGGCTCTAGAGGGGAATGACAACAAATATAAGCAACACGGAACAGCGCAGGACGAAGTTGCCTCAAAGCAAAAGAAACTTAACGATTTGACCATCGATGCCGAAAAAGTAACTCACTCGCACAGTGATAAGTTAGCGGATCTCACAAACAAATTAATCGATGAAGGTGTAGCTCAGGGCGTTTTACTGTCAGCTGCCGAAAAAGGTTTAGACGTCTACGCTCGTGTTCTACTCCAAGAAGAGAGAAAGAAAGTCGTACTGGCCGCTACGACCCAGATTGAAAAAGAACATCGATCAGAGATCGAAAAACTCCAGAGCCTTGAAGAGAAAGCGAGGGACAATAACCAACCTGCGCAGGCTGAAAAGTTTAGAGAACAGGTAGAGAAATCCAACGCTTCCTTGCCAAAGCAGATCGAATTGGTCGGATCTTTGGCAGGAAAGAACTTCGATCTTAAGCATGCTACGGATGCGGTGTTGGAGTCGAACAAGAACAACTATGACTTCACAACCCAACAGATCACTTTGCAGGCTCAGCTTACGGATGAGCTGACAGGCACTACGATAGCATCTCGCGAAAATTCTATCCAAATTGAAATTCAGAAGCGCGTGCTTGATTCGTTGAAGCATACGCACGAAGATCTAACTGATACCATTGCTGAGACCGTTCGACGGGAACACGAATTCACGGATTCGATGAAGGATGCTTTGGATGTAGCTAGAGAACTTGGCAATCTCAACAATAAAACCGAGTTGCAAACTGCGATCAGTCGTATCGATACGGACCAGTCTCGCTATTTACAACAAATCGAGCAGCAGTACTTAGAAACGATTGCTTCAATAGGACACGGTTCGATCGTTGAAGGCCAAAAGATCATCGATGCTGTACAGCAGATCTTCGATTCTCTCGGTGTGGACATTGGCAATATCTCGGACAAGATCAAGGACGATCTGAAGAAGCTACAAGATGCCGAGATCACGAACAAGATATCCGGCGCATCGAAGACTCCATATGATCTATACAGGGAAGAACGCGACAGGATCGAAGAGTACATCTCTAGTAGTACAGATCGTACGACTGAGCAGGTGAAGGACGCTCAAGCCTATCTAGAACACTTAGATGAGAACTACTGGTCAAATCAACTATCCTCGTGGTCGTCCGCGCTTAACAATCTTGGCGGTCTATTTGGCGGATTCCTAGAGAAAATCGCTAGTGGTCTGTCGAAAGCAATCGCAGACGTACAATCTGCCTACCAAACTGGTCAGCAACTGGGAGGCCTGCTCAACAATGCCGGTATAGGTGGTGCTGGTCTTGGTTCGGCAATGGGCGGGATTCTCGCCGAATTCCAGATCTTCTATACCGTCTATTCCATCGTTAGCAAGATGATCGCTAACGAACGCGCGCACAAGTTCGGCACGGCAACAGAATTACAAGTCATCGCCGGTGAATGGTCTTCTGCTTCCTATTTTAACGAGGCTGGGAAGAAAATCTCTGAAGCCATTCGCCAGATGTTGACAGATGTTGCCAACTCCATTGGCGGTGTTCTTCTTGACTTGCCGCAGATCGCGATCCGTGCGCGTCACGATGGCAAGAAATTCGCTGCATATGTCGCAGGTATCTTCGTCGGCGAGTTCAATTCCGCACAAGAAGCAATGCAGGCGGCTGTTGCTTCTGCGATTACACAAGCTAATTTTGCCGGAGTATCACAAGAGATCATCCAAGCCCTGCATGCGTCGATCGGTGCTACCTTAGATCAGATCGAAGCCAACATAGATACGGCTAAACTTGTTCGTGGGGCTCGACTTGGCGATGCAGGCGAACAGTACGTTGAACGCATCGATAAATACAATCAGGAAATCGAAGCCGCACGCCGTCTTGGCCTAGCCACAGATGATCTTATTAGAGCCAGAGACAAGGAAGCCGAAGCGGCGAAAAATCAAGCTCTCGGTATCGATACGTCTGCTGCCGATCGACTTGCCTCTATTCGTTCTCTTTCGGCTGGCATTGCTGAGGCCTCCAGTAGTATCGAGGCCTCCCTACAACAACAGATCGATGCAGCTCAACGTCAGCTAGAGAGATTGCTAGCTCGACCGGGAAGCCTAGGAGGCGGTGCAGGTAGTGGCTTAGGTGGTAATGGAACGGGACCGTTCTCACCTGGACAGACTATACCCGGAGACCCTGAGTTTTCTAGTCATCTTCCGACGAAGGAAGGGGAAGAGACGAATTGGGATCGCCAAGTGGCCCATCTTCGTCAGTCGATCGACGAATGGACTCACCAGCTTGATCGGGTCCCGAAAGCCCTATCCGATCAAGAAATCAACATGGGTATTTTCGATACCCTCTACCAGTACTTACAGTCGTCGCCGAAGTATGCGAAGGAAGCGGCAAAATG